ACCTGCGTAATTAACCTTAATTAGAAGCCTATCTGTGGCACTTATAGTTGTTTGAGTAACTGTCATTGCCGTAGAATATAAGGTCGTTGCTAGGGCTGTTAAGGTGGTTGCTGACGATGTAAACAACAAGGTAGCAACACTACCATTATATTTATATAGTTCATACTGAACCTGAGCACCTGCAAAGGCAGTTAGAATAGAATAATAAGCACTAAAAGTCCAAGTTCCTGCTGGTATCGTAGTTACACCAGGATCTAAAGCATCCGTAATAAACGAAGCTATTGTTCCTGCTCCTGTTTTAGTAAATGTAACCGATGTTCCACCTACCTGGCTTCTGCTTAATTCCTTACATACAATACTATCAAAAGTACCTTGTGCAGTACCTCCATTAAAGTAGTAGATAGCGTTGCTATCATATTCATATAAAACTATATTAGTTCCGTTTATTGCTGATGCCATATTTTATTCGTTTGTAAATTTATAATAAGTAAAGTTTTTGAGAGTTGCTGCTATTTCTGTATTAGAAATCTCTAATAAAGTAGCAGATATACTATCATTTACAAATTCAATAGTACAGTTACCTATCATATAAGGCTTATTAGCTACACTTATTTGTGATGGATCTGTGTCTGTTGCCTTTATTAATTTAGAAGCATTAACATAGGGATAATTAGCATTAGTAGTAACAAAACTACTTACAGAACCATCTATATTAATAATTTTTTTAGCAAAGCAATTTATATACTGTTGCAATATTAATCCATTTAAACTTCCACCTGTAGAAGCCATACCATATCTAGTCCAACCTTGAAGTGGCGCAGAAGTGCTTGATAATAACTCTCCCTCTGCTGTAGGAAATTCTGATGTAGGCACATAGCCATAAGGTAACTCTATTTCTTTTGCATATTGATTTGAGGAATTTACATATGCACTAAACTCTTGTTTTTCTACTATATATTTTGATGTTAAGTTAAAATTAGTAATACTACAAGTAGCTAAACCATCATTTATCCAACTAATATATAATTGTCCAGTATTTTTTGTTGGAGGTAGTGTTATATTAAATACAGCTCCATCATTCCCTAAAGCAAATCCTGGTATAAGATAACCATTACCATCATCAACAGTATTCCAATAAGCGTTACCACTTCCGTCTTTTAATAAGAAATATGTAGATGAAGTACCTATTACTTTTATTTTTAATCTACCAAACGCATTTGATATTGGGCTATTTGCACTTTTAAAAAACATTGAATATGTTAAATCTACAGAAGCAGAAACCTTAGGTAGATTTTCTAGCTCTACTGTAGTACTTCCACCTCCTGATGTATATGTTATGTCTAATGTAACAAAATCTAGTTTGGCATTTGATGTGCTCCAATCAAAATAAGTAAAAGTAGAACCAGCACCTGTATTATATATATTATATGATTGAAAGGCTAATGGACTAGCAACGTACACCATTAGATTCCCATTATCAACTAAATTTTTATCATAGTTTATATTTTGAACTAAGTTTATTTTATTAACACCTTTAAGCATTAATTTTATTTGACTATTGTTTATAAAATATAAATCGCTTGTATTACCTATATAAGGCTGAATAGTACTAAGAGTATTTAAGTTGCTACCACTTGATACAACGCTACCAGCTGAATTATATTCAGTAAAATAATTATTTTCATTAGCGAATTCATTCACAGCTACTACCCACCACTTCCCACCTGATTGAAACAATCTACACCCAAAAGACTTTATTATTTTTTTTAAAACATCATAACAAGATTCGTATGTATAATCTTGATTTTTAAATGTTCTTATAGGTAGGTATGTCTGATTAAAAGGCTCGTATTGATTACCTGATGCTCTAGTTGTCATCCCTGTAGCATAATAAGAGCATATCGTCACTAAATTAAGACTTGTAGGGAACCCTAATAAGTTTAAAGATGTTAACATATAGGTAAGAAGTGACCTTACATTATTTGTAACATTGCTAACATTTGTTGTATATAAAGGAATATCTTGTAGCATAGCAAGTCCATCAACAGCGTTAAAAGATATTTGCCTTCTACCTGTACTAAATGATATTTGTATATTATCATTTAGCGTATATCCTGTCCATTCTAAATCATTACCTAAATATAATTTAGCATAGTACTTTCTATCATTAGTGCTAACAAAATCAGGTACATTAGCTAAATCATCAGTAACATCTATTGTTACACCTAACTGACTAGCAAATATTGGTTCATATGGATCGTCTGAAGTTGGTAAATATTGTAAATTTATATCTACCCCTTGATATTCAATAACTGTTGGTGCAGAGCCTAAATCTTCTTGTAAATACAAATAAGCAATATTATTAGCTCTTGTAGCAAACGTAAATTTATATTTGTTATAATATGCCATTATGAACCTCTTCTTAAGTTTAATGATGTTTCTGACCTATTCAAAGCTAATACTAAATCACTTCCACGAAGTACAAAACTTCCTCCACCATTACCGCCTAACATATCTTTTAATTTATCTAATGGAGCAACAACCTCAGGGTTTGATTTAGCACCAGGATATTCTCCTATTAATCCCATTGTAGGGCCACTAACAATACCACCACTAGCAAATGGAGTTGCACCTGCTGTTTTGTCTTTCGATGATAATTTAGATTTTAAGAAACTACCTGCTAATACCAATCCTGCTCCTGCGACTATAGCTAAAGCTGGATTTAATTTAGCTAATTTAAAAGCTGTTAATGCAACACCATATGCAATTAAAGCCTTACCTATAGCTATAGCACCTTCTGCTATCATTTCTCCAATACCACCAAATATATCTACTTTTTCACCAGCTAATGCCTGACCAATATTTGTTGCAAACTGAGTAATTACATCTGTTAATACACCTTCTATAATACCTTTTATTTGTTGCGAAGTAGAATCCCAACTTTCACCATACCCTTTTAATTGAGCTTTTTGATTATTAATAGCTTTATTTATAATCTCAATAGATTCTACATTACCAAAAGCAAATACTTTAAGCAATTCTAATTGCTTAATCTTCATATTAATATCCTCTTGCATAAGAGTGATACTATTTCTATGTAATTTTAATTCAGTTTTTAATTCTAAATTTAATGAATCAACTCTGTCTTTTGTATATTTAACTTGAGAATCTGTCTTCTTTTTTTGAATAGCTTCATAAGCTCTTTCTGAATCTTTGTATATTTTAGTTTCAAATGCTATATTAGCATTTATACTTTCTTGATTTCTTTTATATTCTTTATCATCATATTCCTTAGCAATTCTATCCATATTTGCTCTATATGAAGCATAATATGTTTCTGAATTAGAAAATCCAGCAGCTCTCATTGTTTCTAATCCTTTTTCTAAATCTAAACCAGCTTGAAATTCCTTTTTCGCTCTGTCATCTAAACTATTTAAATAGGCATTTGTTTCAGCTTCATTAGCTTTTATTTTAAGGTCTGCTTCCTTTTTAGCTTCAGAAGCACCTTGAGCACTTGTTTGCCCTTTAGCATTAAATTTTGAAAAAGGATTTGATAGTAATGCTTTTGTATTACCTACACGTAAATCTTCTAATTGTCTTAATAAAGTTTCATTAGCAATTATACCAGCTTGTAAATTGGTTAGCTCTTGATTACCCATAAAAGCATCTATTGGATGTATGCCTCTTTCTGCTTTTCTTGTTTCTAAAGCTAGATTATTCCTTTTTTGAATTTGATCTAATGAAATTTCAGCAATTCTTTTACCAATAACCTCTTGCATTTGCTGTTGCTGAATAGCTTCTGTATATAGGTTTACTGCTGTAATTGCAGAATATAGGCCTGTTATTTTTTTGCCTTCTGCTTCATCTACTTTTGTAATTGCTTCTTTAACTTCTTGTAATGCTTTCTTTCTTTGGCCTTCTGTTGAATTAACATCAGTCATAACTGCAATCAATCCTTGTAAGTTAGAAATCTCAGCAGTTGTATAATTTACACTATTTTTAAGCTCATCATTAGTTTCTTTAATTGATTTCTTCCAATCTTCATTAGTTTTTGTTGAACCAAAAGCACCATTGTCATAAGCTGTAAAAAATGCAATTATTGCTGAAGTTGCAAGGTAAATAGGGCCTGTCATACCAGCAAGACCTCCTATTACAGCAGGTAAGTTATTTTGAATACCTCTAAAACCATAAGGTAAATCTTGTAATATTAAGGCAAAGTTTGTCCATTGTTGATTAGATTTTTTTACTGCATCACCAACCCCTCCCATTGTTTTGCTTGTCTTACCAGCAGTTTGTCCAACTTGACCTAAAATCTTATTTGTATCTTCTAAATTCTTATTAGTAACTTTTACATTACCACTTACGATTGTGGCAGTTTTACCCATGCCTTCCAACGCTTTTGTAATGGTTTCAATTACCTCCTTGGTTATCCCAATGTCTGCCTTAATCTTAATTACTATATTCTCTTCTGCCATTATCTTATAAGTTTATATATGTCCATATTTTTTAAGCACAGCCTTCAATTCATTTTCATCCATCACTCTAGGCTTCACAAAGTTACGAGTATCGCAGTCTAATTCAATAAGCTCACTAGGTTTAATCTTCTTCCCTTTTGGTAGTTGAATATTTATCAACATTGTTGTCTGCCACCTAGTTCTAATCCATTTTTGCTCTTCCTCGTGCCTATAACCATACCAAACAAAATCTAACTCAGCCATCGTCATCTCCCAAAACAAATGGGGAAGCACTTTGCACTCCCCCATTGTATATTTCTCTATGTCAATCCACTCTAATTTTTTTTTACTCCATCCTTTTTACTTGACTTTGTTGGGGCAGTTTCTATTCCACTATTTAAACTTTCTGTTAGTGCTTTCATTACATCTTGGAATTTTTGACTTCCCATTCCTCCCATATCATCTACCCAATCACAAACTTCTATTTCAGTAAAGTTTGGTGTTATACCTTGTGAGTATAATGGGTATTCAGCAGCAGCCTTCAGTAAGTTTATTATAGCATCTAAAGAAGCTTGTCCACTTAAAGCCTCTCCTATTTCAGAAGGCCCTATGCCTTGTAATTGACAGAATCTTTTAAGACTCCAAGTACAAAAACGCATCGGTATCTTCTTTCCATCGGAAAGAGTTAATTCAAATTGTCCTCTCATTTTGATTTATTTTTGGTTGGTTATTATGAGTTGGTTCCTACGGTCAAAGCACCTGTTCCTTTGAAAGATACTGAGTAAGTAACTGGATTCTCCATATCAGCAGTTACATCAAAACTTTCAATAAAAGCACTTCCTGACCAATAGTAATCACCAGTATTTAGTGTAGACCCACTTACTACTGTAGTAAACTTAACTGTAACTGCAGTTCTAGCTATTGCATAAGCAGATAATTCTGCTGTTGAAACATAGGTTGCTGTAGCTGCTGGTTCAATTGTAGCTAAACCATCAGTTGTTAAAGACCAAGACCTTTGCCCACCAATTTCTGCTGCCCATCCACCGCTTTCTTTATCTGAAGCATCTGGAGTATCTATATTGATACTTAAAGAGCAAGATGTTGAATGAGCTATTACTTGCCCCTCAATAAGAACTACTAATTGAGTTCCGTTAAATACACCTGTTGTTGCTGCCATTTTATTTTATTTTTCTTTTATGTTAATTGATTCACGAAATGATCCATTGTTATCACCCTTCTGAAAACATAAGCTTCATTCACATAGTCAAAGGTAGCAATATTAGAGCTAACCCTTCTAGTTACTATTTTAAAATCAGGTGCCGTACTTGGGTAGTTAGGAGGATTAACTCCTACAATTTCTAGAAATGCATTAGTATATGTATCTACTGATTTCTGCCCTACTTCACCTGCTTTAAAGGTTCTATAAACTATGTCAAATTGAATACTAACATCAAAACCGAAGCTTTGTTTATTACTATTCTCTACTTGTGTCTGACTACTGATAATCAAATAAGGTGGTTCTACTGTGTCAGGTGCTATGGTATCATAAACACTCAATGAGTAAGAAGCCGCTGTAAGCTTATCTATATAAGCCTTCCTTAATGTATATCCGCAGTCCTTCATTTTTTACAAATTTAACGAAATATATTTATATCCTAATTTTCTTAATCTTGTTAACCATCTTGCCTAAAACCTCGCTATACGAATTAAACATAAAAGGTCTGTAGGGCATACCTATAAAGTTTTTGTTTTTCTTAAATGTTAAAGCGTAAGCTTCTAATTCATTCATATCTAAATTAGGATAAACTGGTATTCCAAAACCAAAATTACCTGTACCAAATTCTACATAAGCTGCATAACGAGCACTAGCAAATACTGTTGCACCTACACCTTCTGCGTATATAGTATATCCTATTGAGTTTTTTAAAGTACCGCCATCTTTTTCTGCTTTAGGGGCTTTTACCTTAGCAGCAGTAGCTATTTCTTTAACAGATTCATTTATAATCTTTACAGTTTCCGTCTGTATTGTTATAGATGCTTTTTGTAGCTTTTTTACTAGGGCGTTGCCACCATAAATTGTTACATCAAAACTGCTCATTACTTAAGAGTTGCACAACCGATTAAATAATACTGGTTTAAATCACCTTCGTTTATAATAGAATTAATCATATAAGTATTTGATTTCCAAGTAATTACAAGAGCATTAGTAAATGTCTTTCCACTTGTATATCTAATCCTAAATGTAGCTCCATCATTAATATTATCCTTACCTGCTATATTAGTCCTACTGTTCGTATTAGAGACCAATTCAGCCCAGCAAACATAATATGATACCAAAGTGTTCACAAACCCTCCAGCACTATCAGATACGCTTGTTTTGCTGTTAAACGTTATTCTATTTCTTAATTTTCCTATCATTATAAGAAGGTACTTACCCTTTTGTAAGGTTTCATTAATTCGTAAGCAGTTGTTAAATTGGCTGAAGGCTTAGTGCTTTCAACGCTTGATTCTCTGTATTCATATAAATCACCTACCATCTTTAATAGAGCTGTTTTCATAGACTCAGGAGTTGTAGAGTAGCCACAAGTATAAGTAAATCTAAACTCACTCATAAGTGGAGATACCATATAAATCTTTTTATAAGTATCACCTAAAACTCTATAATCTCCAAGTACCATTGCTACCCAAGCAGCACCATCCCAATATTCTACTAATGTAATACTATTGATAGGAGCATAAGGAAGCTCTATAAACTCATCTACATAAGCTACTACTTTTAAAGTTCTAGCCGTCATAGCTACCGCAGCATACTGCTCTAATCTGATTCTAGCCGTTTCTATAAGGTTAGTAATCAAAGTATCATCCTCGCTATAATCTACTCGTAAATAATCCTTTGCTGTCTGTAGGGTAACTATTGTTGCCGAAGGGGCTACTGTAGTAGTTACATCTCTTAGTATCTGCATTATGCTAATTTTTACAAAAATAACTAAAATTTAGTGTAAACAAAAAGGGATAGCTTTTTAGGCTATCCCTTGTATTGTAAATCTAATTAAAGATTATGCGACGTTGCCAAAATCCCCATAAATAAACGCACCAGCGTAATAAATAGGTAAAGCGATACGAGCCTCAACTCTTACAGTAATCATATTCTTAGTAAAGTTATCACCATCAAATTCAGAGAACTGAACTGAGATACCTTGATTCTGCATAATTTGAGCACCCATAGACCAGTCACCTACTACAAACTTATCTACTGCGATTGCAGTTGATTTGTAAAGAGGGATACCAGCGAT